CGCTTTCCTCTATCTGAACGGAACCGATCGGGTTCGTCCGTAACTGGTCAGGATCAACCCAGGCTTGAAAGTCCTGCCCATGATGCGGCTGGATCGTTTGGGGCAGAGGTGGGGGTGTGGGCAAAGGCGCATTTAGATATTGATTTGATGCCTTGGCAGTTGCATTGTTTGAATGGTCAGTTGGCCCACGATGAGCAAGGTGATTTGTTAAACCGTGTTTCGCTGACTTCTACCGCTAGACAGGCTGGCAAGTCAACCGCGTTGGCCGCTTTGGTTGGTTGGTGGTTGACAGAAATGCCCAAAATTAGGGGCAAAAAACAAATGGTGTTGACAACAGCAAACCGCTTGGATTTGGCGGTGACTTTGTTTGATTTGTTGGGTGATGTGCTTGAAATTAAATTTGGGGCAAAACTAACAAAGGCTTACGGCCGCAACGCCGTCCAAATGCCTGACGGTTCGCGCTGGATTGTTCGCGCCGCCAAACCCAATGTTGGACACGGCACTTCAAACGATCTGATTGTGGCTGATGAGATTTGGGATATTTCGGAAGAAGCCATTGACGGCGGTTTAATTCCATCACAGCGCGCTAGGCGTTCCCCGTTGCTTTCTATGTGGTCAACCGCTGGCACAGAGTCCAGCACTGTAATGAAAAGATGGCGTGAACAGGGTTTGCGCGCAATTGACACAAACAAACCATCAACTTTTTATTTGGCTGAATGGAGCCCTGATCCAAGCCTAGATGTGAACTTGGAAAGCACTTGGGCTTGGGGAAACCCTGCCTTGGGGTACACCCTGACCATGGACACTTTGCGCAGTGAATCTTTAAACCCGAACCGCGCCCAATTTTTGCGTGCGTCATGCAATCTTTGGGTGGCATCTGATCAGGGCTGGATTCCGCCTGGCATGTGGCCACAATTGGAACACAAAGAACCGATCCCTGACGGCGGCTATTTAGGGATAGAAGTTTCATTGGATGATTCACGATATTTTGGGGTTAGGTCAGTCCAGTTGGCGGATCGGCGTGTTGCCGTCACTGTTGCTTTTGTTTGTGATACCTATTCGGCAATGCTAGAAGAAGTAACTAAATTGGCGGCAACAAATGTGAAATTTTTGATTAGTCCAAGCATTGAAATTCATTGGCCTACCCAATATGACCAAAGAACAGAAGTTGTGGGTTACGGGGAAATTGTGCGTTACACCGCTGGCGTAAAAAACATGATCTTTGAAGGAATGCTTGTTCACGATGGATCAAAACAATTAAGTGAACATGTCCAGCGCGCGGTTGCCGTGAAGGCAGAATCTTCTATTGCTTTATCGTCAGCGCGAAGCCCTGGGGAAATTTCCTTGGCGCGGTGCATGGTTTGGACTGCCGCACATGCCAGCCGCCCAACGATTGTTGGAAAGCCCATCATTGCGTTTTCAAATCGCTAATGTTCAAGGTGGCGTTGGGTTGTTGCTGACCTTTTGTCGGGATCGGATAGTTTTCAACCCAATGCCACCAAAAAAAGAAAGATTGTGACACACTGAATCATGGCCATTTTCAAAACAAAGGTGACGAAAGCCGCCATTTCCCCACAGGAAGAACCATCAATTGCGGCGGCCGCTGGCGGCACTTACGCAGGCAACGGATCAGGTGAACAGTCAATTGGCGAATACTATTCTTACATCCAAGGCGATTTGCGCAACCGCGCAATGCGTGTTCCAACAATCAACCGCGCTCGCGACTTAATTGCATCAGTTGTTGGCAACACCCCAATGAAAATGTATCGCAAACGCTGGAATGAACTTGAAGGCGAAATGATTGAAGAACCATTGGCCCCCCGTTCATGGATCGCCCAACCTGATCCCCAATTAAGTTATGCAACATTTTGGTCATGGGTTTTTGATGATCTTTTTTTCTTTGGTAGAGCATTTTTGTGGTGCAGTAGCAGAACCCAAGACGGAATGCCTGCATCCTTCACGCGCCTGCCTGCCGCAATGGTGAACACGCTAGATATGAGCGGCCCAGTGTTCGCGTTCGGTAAATCCGATCAAATTTATTTCCAAGGCGCACAAATCCCAACCGAAGATGTTGTGCAAATTATTGGTGCAAATCAAGGAATCATTTATCAATCGCCGCAAGTCATTGCAACATCATTGGCGCTAGAAGATGCGCGCTTACGCAATTCAAGTTCCGCTTTGCCTGCTGGCGTATTACGCCAAACATCAGGCGAACCGCTTTCAGGCCAAGAACTATCTGAATTGGCACAGGCTTTTGAATTGGCGCGCCGCTCAAATCAAATAGCGGCCATCAACCAATTTGTGGAATGGCAACCAACTGATGTTGACGCATCAAAAATGTTGCTTTCGGAAGCCGCCGAATTCCAGTCAAAAGAAGCCGCAAGAATGTGCAACATCCCGTTTTTTCTTAACGGAAACAGCGTTGGTTCATACAGTTACCAAAGCAACCAAGGCGCACGCCAAGACCTTTATGTTTTTGCCGCCCGTTCTTACATGTCAGTAATTGAACAAACAATGAGCATGAATTCAATTCTGCCCCACGGAACTTGTGTCAAATTTGATGTTGACGAATACCTTGCAGAAATTGTTAACGGCGCCGAAGATATGGCCGACTATGAAGATGCAATGCCACAAACAACCCCAACAATGGAGTAGAACATAGTTATGTTGAAATTTATTTCCACCGATTTAACCCTAGATGCGTCAGCCGTTGAAGGCGTTGCATCACGCTCAATTTCGGGTGTGGCGGTTCCTTATGGAATTGCCGCAACTGTGAGCGATGGAACTAAAGTTATTTTTGAAAAAGGCAGTTTGCCAACCGATGGAAAAGCCCCAAAAATTTATTTAAACCACAATAGTGAACAGGCCGTTGGCTTAATTCAGGAACGGTTGGACACTGAACAAGGAATGCTTTTCACTGCCCGAATCAGCAAAACCGCATTAGGCGAAGAAGCACTAACTTTGGCACTTGATGGCGTAATTGATTCGGTTTCCGTTGGCGTAAATCCAACCAAATTCAAGATGCAAAAGGATGGCACAATGCTTGTGCAAGCCGCCGATTGGATTGAATTGTCACTTGTCACGGGCCGCCCTGCATTTGCTGGAGCAGTCATCACCGATGTGGCCGCAACCGAACCCGAGAGCATCCCACACGAAGAAGTTTCAGAAGATATTATTCAAGAAGAAGTTTCACCACAGGAGAAAACAACCATGTCAGAATCAACCCCAGTAGAAGCCACAATCCCAACATCACCTGTTGTTTTTGCGGAACCAAAACGCGAATTTCGTATGCCATCGGCCGCGGAATATCTCGCAAGCATGCACATTGGCGGAAGCACATTTGCGAAAGTAAATGCCGCTTACCACGAAGCCGCACGCAAAGGCCAATCAAGCATTGAAGCCGCACTTGAACAAGATTTGACCACTGACATTCCAGGTTTGTTGCCAGTTCCAGTTCTTGGGCCTGTGTTTCAAAACTACAACTTCATGCGCCCAATCGTTTCCGCATTTGGAACACGCGCAATGCCGAACGGTTCAGGAATCACATTCACACGCCCAGTGATTCAGACTTCCACCCTCGCAGGTGTTCAGGGAACGCAAGGCGCTGTTGTTGCATCACAAACAATGGTTTTGGATGCAAACGCAGTTTCTCGCGAAACCGTTGCAGGCACAATTCAGATCAGCCAACAGACAACCGATTTCAGTAGCCCCGCCGCGATGTCGGTAATTTTGAATGACCTCGCTGGACAATACATGAAATCAACGGATTCAATTGCCGCCGCTTTCTTGATTGCAAAAAAGCAAGCATCGGGTTACACCTGGACAGTTACCCCAGGAGACATTTCAACTTTGATTGCAGGCATCTACGGATCGGCTGAAAACATTTCGGCAACAACAAACCTTTTCCCAACTCATCTTGTGTGTTCGGTTGATGTTTGGAAACTGCTCGGCTCTGCTGTTGACGATGTAAATCGTCCAATTTTCCCAGCAATCGGCGCTCCTGGCCTTCTTGGCATGAACACCTTGGGTGCAGGATCGGCCGCTAGTTGGTCAGGAATGAACCCACTTGGTTTGGAAATCGTGGTTGACGGCAACCTCGCCGCTGGCACATTGTTGGTGGTTCATGCTCCAGCCGTAGAATTTTACGAAGCGCAACAAGGCATGCGTTCGGTTGAGAACCCTGACATTCTCGCTCGCACCTTCTCCTACTACGGCTACTTTGCTTCATTTGCACAGTACGCACAAGGCGGATCAGCGGCAAACAGCCAGTTCATTCAATCCATCGTTGTAAACGACTAACACAAAGGCGGCTTTACCGCCATGAGTACTTACAACATTACAAGCAAACTGTTAATTGATAATTATGCCGTTCTGCAAACATTGGAAAACAATGAAATTGCAGTTGGTCAATCAATAACAGTTGCAAGCCTAGGTTCTCCCTTCAACGGTACTTTTACGGTGCTGGATTTGCCCGAGCATGAATTCATTGGCATTGATTCCACAACTGGATTCCCAATGTTCAATGAATTTGTGCAACGGCAGAACCAAGTTTTGTTTGCATGTACTGGCGCAAATGTTCTTTACACATTTACCACCGTTGGAACAATTACTTATGCCCCTGTTTGTACTTGGATTACCGCCAACGACATTGCCGATTGGCTTTATTTATCAACGGCAACCGCCGCGGATCAAACCTTCTTAACGATTTGTGCGGCCGCTAGTAATCAGTTCGCATTTAGACGCAGACAGGAAAGCGGCTATTTTGATGCATTGGGAACAGTGCCTTCACAAGATGTAAAACTTGGAACCGTAATGTATGGCGGCGCGCTTTACCGCCAGCGCGGTTCTGTAGATACTTTTGCGTCATTTAACGAAATGGGAAGCGCCCCACCAATGGCACTGTCAGCCATCGTGCAACAATTACTAGGCATATCGCGCCCCCAGGTGGCTTAAATGCCAACCGCCTACACCGACTTACTTAACACAGCGTTGGACAACCTTGCCACAACATTGAACACGATCACGCCGCCAATCCCGATTGTGACCGATCCTAGAAACATCCAGGCGGCTTGTGCATTTATTAACGCCCCAACTTTTACCACGCCGTTGATGAAAAACAAGCGCATTCAACTAACTTTCCCAATCCAGTTAATTGTTCCAGGGCCTTTCAATCTTGATGCACAACGAAAGCTTTTAAACATGACTGCCCAATTGTTAAGTGCAAATGTTGCCATCACAGAAGGCCGCCCAACATCAATTGAAATAGGTGGCGCGTTATACCCCTGCTATGAAGTTATTGTCAATATGGAAGCGAGTTCATTATGAAACTAAAAATCCTGTCAATTAAAGTAGGCAAAATAGGCGATTACTTTGAGCCAACCCCTGGGATCAATGTTCAAGCATTGATTGATGGCGGCTTTATTGCCTATGAATCAGAATCCACCGAAACACCCAAAAAATCATCTACGATCAAGAAAACAACCAAGGAGTAAATTATGGCCACAACAACTTACCTTTCCAATTTGTCAGCACTTACCGTGAATAGCGTTTCATTGGTGGATCAATGCACAGGAATCGTGTTCACACAATTGCGCGAAGCCCTTGATAAAACAACTCTGGCGGATACGGGCCGCAGTTTCACAGGCGGTTTGTACAATAATGAATGCACAATGACACTTTTTCAATCGTATGCCGCAAGCGAGACTTACCAAACTTTGGCATCAATCGTTGGCACACAAACAACAGTTGTTGCAACTGTCATTGAAGGTGCAGTAACAAAAGTCTTTACTTTGACTGGCGCTTACTTGGAATCAATGCCTGTCATCAACGGCGCTCTTGGCGAACTTTCAACTGTAGATTTGACCTTTACAGGCGGCGCACTAAGCGTCAGTTGATCACGGCCATCACTTGGCCCGACACAAGGAGAAACAAGTGAAACTTAAATTAAAAATAACCCCATCGCCAGGTGATGAACCTGTCACGATCACAACCAATTTGCTGTGCATTGCCGAATGGGAAAAGCAAGAAAACCGCAAAGTTTCAGACGGCCGAGGAATCGGAATTATGGACATGGTTTTTTGGGCTCATTTTATGTTGAAACGATCCAACTACAAAATGGAAGCAACACCGAAATTGTGGCTGGAAGCAAACCCCGATATGGAAATTGAAACGGTGGACATGACAAACCCAAACCTTATGGGCGGGGAACTTACCGAAAACAACTAGCAGAATTGCTGGTTTCAGTAGGGTGGTGGCCGCCGCACATAGAGTTTGACACACGCGATCTTTCAACAGTCATTAGCGTGCTTAATGAACAAGCGAAAGAAAGGCGGCAAAGGTGAAATCCACTATCTCTATAGAAGTTTATGGAGTTAAGGCCGCTCTAAAAGAAGTCAACAAAATTAACCCAAAGTTGCGCCGAGAATTTACTAAACGCTACAAAGACATTGTAAAACCCGTTATTCAACAGGCAAAAGAAAGTTTCCCTGATGAGCCGCCATTATCGCGAATGGGCAAACCGTTTAAACATTTAGGCTCATGGAATGGCGGACTAGTTGCAAAAGGCGTAACGGCAAAGATCAACACAAGATCAGCAAGAAAACGCAACATTGAAAAAGGCGCTGTTTACGAAAGCATTGCAACATTTTTGATCCAACAAAAGACAGGATGGGGTTCTTTATATGACATGGCAGGCAAGAAAAACAGCAATTCCATTATGGCAAGAAACTTAGAAACTAAGGGTTTTGGTTCTGCATCTCGCGCCATGTGGCCAGCCTATGAAAGCCACAAGTCCGAAATAGACATTGCGGTTCTTGCTTTGTGCGATGATGTAATGAACGAAGTAAACAGAAACTTGGTAGTTGACGATGGCAATTAGAATCCCCATAATTTCGGAATTTAACCCAAAAGGCATTGCCGCGGCCAAAGCCGAATTTGCTTCTTTGCAGGGTGCAGGTTCCAAATCAATGTTCCTGTTGCAAAAGGCTGTTTTGCCAGCCGCCGCGGCCATTGGATCATTCACCGCAGTTATTGCGCCAGCAATTAGAGCCGCATCAGATTTTGAAGAATCAGCATCCAAAGTTGATGTTATTTTTGGGCGAGCATCTAAGTCAGTTAAGGATTTTGCCAACAACGCCGCTATTTCCTTAGGTCAATCCAAACAAGATGTTCTCAACGCCGCTGGCGTGTTTGGCACTTTCGGCAAAGCGGCTGGCTTGGCAGGTGATGACCTAGGACTGTTCACAACCGATTTTGTGACCCTGGCAACCGACCTGGCATCTTTTAACAACAGCACCCCCGAGGAAGCCGTCATGGCCATTGGGGCGGCTTTGCGTGGCGAATCCGAACCTTTGCGCCGCTACGGCATTTTGCTTGATGACGCAACCTTAAAAGCCGAAGCAACATCACTTGGCATTTACAAAGGCAATAAAGCGCTGACATCTCAACAAAAGATTTTGGCCGCACAATCCGCCATTTACAAACAGTCAGGTGACGCACAAGGAGACTTTGCCCGTACTTCTGATGGTTTGGCAAACAGCCAACGCACGCTTACGGCGTTGTTTAAAAACTTTCAAATAGAGTTAGGACAAAAGGTTCTTCCAGTAACAACCGATTTTGTTAATGCACTTATTGACATTAAAGGCGCTTTGGACAACATTCCAGAACCAGCAAAAACGGCCACCCAAAAGATAAGCGATTTTGTAAATAAAGTTTCTAATTGGATTAATCCGCTTTATCAATTTTACAAAGTAACAATTCTTCTTGGCGATGCGTTAAACGGCGTAGAAAAAGACTTAGATCCATACAGTCAAAGATTAAACACTGGAACATCAAACACTATACGAATGGCGGATGCGTCAGACGAATTAAAAAACAAATTAAAAGAAGAAGAAAAAGTTCTTGGGGGCGCAACAAAAGAAGTTGAATCATTTGCCGCCGCATTAAAAGACAAACTGTCCGAAGCGGTGGACACAGCCAAAGAAAAACTGGCTGACGCAAAAACGGAATTTTTGGACTTTGCAACTAGCGTTTCAAATGCCGTTATTGGCGCGCTGGATTTCAACAAAGCCTTAGAAGATGGCGATTATGGTTTTATGGGATTTTTGGAAAATCTTAGAAAACAAGTTAAGGGAATTGAAGATTATTCCACCAATTTGCAAACAGCACTTGCCGATGGATTGTCACAAGATGCATTGCAATTTGTTCTAGATGCTGGCAGTGAGGCTGGATCAAAGATTGCATCTGAACTTGTTAAGGGTGGCAAGACGGCAATTGACGAAACAAATGCTTTGGTGGAATCAGCACAAGCGGCCGCAGACAAAGTTGGATTAAATGCCGCAACCAAATGGTATCAGAGCGGTGTTGATTCAGCGCAAAAAATGGTTGACGGTTTGGTTGCAGAACTTGATTTGATGACCCCGAAATTGATGAAACAAATGGACAAGATTGCCGCAAAAATGAAACGCAATGTCAACATTGATGTGATCATCACCGAGCGCGTGGACAAAATTGTTGCAACTGTCAGCGGTGGAATCCCAAAGATGGCTGACGGCGGCATTGTGCAACGCCCAACCCTGGCACTAATTGGCGAAGCAGGCCCCGAAGCCGTAGTGCCATTATCCAAAATGGGTGGAATGGGTGGCGGCGGTGATGTCAACATTAATGTAAACGGTGGTATGGCAACATCAGCCGAAATTGGGCAATCAATCCTTAATGCTTTGCGCGCCTATCAGCGTTCGGCAGGGCCGTTGAATCTGAACATTGCATGAGCGGTTTTGCGGTTTTAGATTCAGGCAATTATGACCTGCAAATTGCTACTGGGTTTAATGTTGATGCATTTATTTTGGATGACGCTTTGCGCGGCCATCTTGATTCAACTGAATTTGTCCTAAATGGCACAACAGAATTCGCATCAGTTTTAGAATCAACAACAAACATTGCAGTAAAACGCGGCCGCCGCGACATTGGCGATCAATTCAGCGCTGGCACAATAACTTTCAACATCACTGATGTGGACGGAATCTTCAACCCATTTGACGAAAACAGTCCTTACTACAACACCCCTGACGCGCAACCTGGCTTAGCGCCAATGCGCGAAATGAAACTAATTCGTTACGATTCCGCCAACAACCCTGAATTGCTTTTTTCAGGTTATGTGGTCAATTATGACTACAACTTTGGCTTAGGCGAATTGGATAGTGTTACCGTTTATGGTGCTGATCAATTCTATTTACTGG